TGTTATTTACGATACTGGTTGTCCATTTTCAATGATTTTTACCCACGCAACAACCTCTTTGCTTTCTTCAAAATGCCCCGTGCCACTGTTGATAGCTTCCAGACCAATTGTTGATTGTGAGAAAATCATATAGGCATCGTTAAAGAAATAATGGATTCTTTCATATACTATTCCATGGTAATTAATGAAGTTTGCGATTTCTTTTATTTCTCCATCTTCTATGATGCCAAGAATTATAGCGTTGCGTATGCTGTTCACAGGGAAACCGTTTTCATTATATCCTGCGTTGTAATTATATGCAACGTACGTATCGTCGCCATAATTAAACAAATCAGGGCGTGATCCAACAGTATTTGGAATGATTGTTGATGTCCAATTCTGCCCACCGTCAGATGATACAGCGTATGCGATCCCGGTGCTGTCGTTCCGGGCGAGTGCCTGAATATTAACACCATCAATAATAAATGTGAACTCATAGTTACAAAGAACTGGATAAATACCGATTGGTTCTAATGTTGCAAAATTATCATTTGAGCGAACAAGAACAGGATAATAGGACGCGCCTGTTATTGCTCCGTATTTATATTCTCCATCGTCAAATATCCTGCTTGTAAATATGCAACCATAACCTCCAGATGCGGCTTGATAACCAGAATAACCTTGCCCGGAGAGATAGCTATCAATTGCCGACCATGTAAAATCTGATTGACCAAACAGCATTGTTACGGCATTGCTGAGTGTTTTTGTGCTGATGGTATAATCCTTGTAGTAATATGTAGTAGTATCCCTGTATAATACCCTTATTGTATTATCGTCAACCTGTAATATATTAGGTTCGGTTACTCTGTACCCTTCCGCGATTGTCACCCATGTGGCATTATGTGGTTGTCCTGCTGGGAAAATCGCCATTCGAATCCACCCAACCTGTTCGCCATATTCTCTGTTTCCTGCAAGATATACCGCATAAACGATTCCAGTTTTTGTGTCAATTACTGATTCAACAGCCGATGCCGCCGTTTCTGTCATTCCATCGTTAACCTGCACCAACCGTCCTTGCGATATTTCATTGCATGGGGCAATTGATTGAATCGGCTTTTCGGTTATCCATAGCATCTGTTTACTGTTCCCGATATTAAATCGGGCATACCTGGCATTAGTTGGAATGAATACTGTATTGTAATATTCTGTGTCACGGGGGTCATAAACATCCCCGTACAGGAAGGCTCGGTTTTCGTCATAAAACAAAATAGAATACAATGCAATCGTATACGATTTAAGCCACGAATATGTCCCTGCAACATTTGAAATATCAATATAATCGGAGCAATTGACATTATTATTTGCGACTTCCGTGACACCGTCATTAGCAACATATTTCTTGCGGATAGTTGCCAACGCTCCATTGTAGCAATATTTTCCTGTTGCCAGTATTCCGTTTTTACTCGCAGTTAAAATTTCATCAATTATTCTGCGGGTAATTGATACCGTGCCGTTATAATCCGACAACGCTATTGCCGCACTTGAGTTTGATTTTGCAAACGCAATTGCAATATATCCGTCATTAATAATATTTATTGTTTTTGATATTAAGTTAAATCCTGTGTCTTGTTCTGAAATATTACCTTCAACGGCTTCACCTACCCAAAGGAAATAGCTGAAACGCAAATTTGACGGTAGTTTAATATCTACAACATCTCCAGCAAAAACAGGAATAATATTCGTCACAAGGCGAGTGGTTAATGATGGGCTGATTATTACGCCTTGTGTACGGTCAATATTTCCATTGCCAACGGGTCGAATATAATTATTTAAATCTAATGTTCTATTGATTGATGCAAGATTGGACTTTGTTTTAACGGGGAGAATTTCAACGCTTGCATCGTACTCTGACGGGGATATTGTAGCAGAAGCATCTCCTTTTCTGAATGTTATAATTACATACCCGGTGTCTGTAATATCAACAATTCGGCTTGTTTTAAGCATTGGGCTGATTTCTGTTCCGCTCCAATTTGCAATGCTTTCCGAAAACATTACATAGCAGTACATAGCCGCGATTCCCGGATTGATTTTTATCCGCATTCCCTTTGATACGGGAATGGGTGCTGTCATTATTCTCGTGGTTTCGGTATGGCTTATTGATCCTGCATACGCCGCCCCTTGTTCTGCGGATTCAACATGGAAACCACCGGAAAAAGCAATGTCTGATGTGGATTGTAAAGCGCTCTTTAGATTATCAACATCAGTTTCAAGCGTTTCTACTTTTTCGGGGATATTATTAAGCTCCTCAAGTTGTGCTTGCTGTTCTCCAACAAGAGTTTCAAGCGCGCTCACTCTCGGCTCAAGCTGGCTTGACTGATTAACTTGTGCCCAAAGTTCACTAATACCTTGACTTTCAGTGTATTCAATTTCAATTCTATAATTACCATTATTATAATCAGATTGTGAAACAAATTCGCAGTAATATTCACCTGTATCAGTTGGCACGAATGTGAATCTATGTTGGCCCTCATTATATTCTGCGTCATATCTTACTCTATGCGCTTCACTCCCATCCTTTTTCCTAATATAAACGTAATAAGACCCATTAGTAAGCGGCTGAATAGGAGTAATTATAAATAAATAACTTTCATTACCAATGCAGTTAAAATATTCAAAAAATCTCTTTGGAAGTGTACTAATTGGATTTTGAATATTTGTGCTAAGTGTCCACGAATCAGGCCCACTTCCACTTTGCAAAGCATCAATTTCATTATTAATTCTTTCAATCTCAGCACTAATATCAGTTACTTCAATATTATTTCCCGGAATTAAATTAGTTCCATTTAAAATCTTGTATTTAGTTTTATACAAAACGCCATTAATATAAATAAGTTCCCCGGCTTCATAATCTCTTGTAGCGACAAAACTTGTTTCACTACCAGCAATTCCGCCTGAAGTATTTAATTTCTCCTGTACCTCTGTGCTCAAATCACTCTCAGGAATACCACCGCTTGGCTTGCTATAAGTTCCAATTCCAAGATTCTCAGCAGTATTATTTCCAGCATTTAGAGTATGTCCGTTAATTTGCGGCTTATTGTTCAAATCGGTATAATCAGTTGTACCACCTGTTCCGCCGCCACCTGCATTAATTCTATCTTGTACATCCTGACTTAAAGTGTCCCAAGGAATACCCCCAGCGGGGACGCTATAAGTACCAAGTCCAAGATCGGCAGGACTATTGTTACTTGGTGCGGCTTTCAATTCTCTATTATTAATAATATACTTAGTAATGTCACCCGTCCTATTAAGTTTATCCTGTACATTCTGGCTCAAATCACTCTCAGGAATACCGCCAGACGGCTTAATATAAGCATTATTAGCTTTAAGTGCAATCTCGTTAATTGCACTAACAAGGTCAGATTTATTAACGGTCTGTAAATTATTCAGATTACCAATTTCAGCTTGAATAGTTTCCAGAAATTTCGTAAATTCAGTAATATCCTCAATTCCCTCGATAGTTTCCAGAACTTTTTCAATTTCCTTTACATCTCCGGTTAACCCTTCAATATACTTAGTCAGTTTCGCCAGCACTTCATAATAGCTCAAGCTATCATCAAACACCGTTGGCATAACACTCTGTACCCACCATTTGAACGGCCCTTTATACATATTCATACCTCCTTACCATAATAGCATGAACAAGTCTTTCAGCTCATCAATTATCTGCATATCTATATTCAACAGGTTTTCCCTGTATTCCCTAATATCCTTAGCATAACTTCTGCCCGGAAATTTTCCAAAAACATGGTCAATATAATCCTTAGTAGTATTAAAATTCCCTGTCTCGCTATCCGTTCCAGCTATGCTTCCATTAACAGTATTAAGATTATGCCCATTCTTACTATAACTATTTTCACCTTCGTTTTCATCAATTGTGGCATTTGTTAAATATTCGTCATTCTCGATACCAATTAAACCGCCCTGCGGGGTATCACTGAACCTATTAACTCTCTTATTCTTGCCTTCATTTTTTCCAGTTTCATCATACACCGTATTATTTGTACCATTATTCACAGTATTACTCTGTCCAGCTCTATTATTCTCTCCTACATCAGTACCCTTTGTAGTCTTATAATAGTCTGCATCATACAATGGATTGTATTTGAAAGTCGTACTTTCATACAATTCATTATAATATGGCATAATTTCATTTAGCTTTGTCTCAAGTTTTAGTTTCCAAAGTCCAACCGTTTCCAGTCCAATTTCTCTTGTATAATAATGTTTAAGAATTTTAGTACAAAGAACACTCCTATACTGTTCATCCCAAATCGGAAAGTCAAAGTCAAAGATTTTCCTCCATGAGTTAGCAATATAATCCGCAACGCTTCCCTCAGTTAACCCTGAGTTAACTTCACAGATATATCTAACCTCAGTAGTGTACTTACTCATACCGCATTACCTCGTTCTCAAATCCTTGATCATTGGAGTAGGCTTACCGGGATTATCTTCTGTCTCATTTTCAATAATATTTTCATCATCAGTTTGTCTAAAGTCTTCCCTGTAATCAACACTAACGTCAACACCAAGAATCTTTTTAATCTTCTCACAAGCTTCACGTCTAATCTCAAGCCTTGTATATCTACTCGCAATAGTACCACCCATATTTCTAATAACTTCATCACTTACAAGTCTTTCTTTTTTCTGATAGCTAATATTACTAATACCCAAATACGTCAACGCTTCATTCCAAATCTGCATCTTAATTTGATACAACTTATCCGCAACAAACGGTGCTCCGGTATTAATACTCTTAATATCCTTCACATTTAATTCCTTCTGTCCAAAGATAAACGGATAGTTTCCATCAAACTGCTCATACAGATTTTGCATACTGAGTCTTTCATTTTCATTACAAAGAATAGCAACTGGCGTTTTCTGAGCTTTGCAGTTAACTCCAATACTTTCTTCCAAATCACTCAGCATACCAGCATAATGGTCAACAGTATAACAACTCGGGATTCTCAGATAATTATTATAAATAATAACACTATTTGTTTCATCCAACTCTTTCTTATAATTTGTATTTTTACTATAAGCCATTCTCTTTTTAGGCATATCATCAAGATCATAAGGCCCACTCAGCATTACAGGCAAGCAAAGGTATTCATCCAGTTCTTCATCCTTAAAGAAAACTGTAGCACCCTTATAATACTCATGATATTCAATCTGTCTGTCATTCAGAAACGTTCTTTGTTCCTCGGGAATTTTACTAAAATCCCAAGCAATCATACTCATACCAAGCTCCATCAACTGGTTTCTATACTTGATATAACTATTAACATTCCCTCCGAGTGTTCTTTTATCTTTTTTACTGCCCCATTTAGTCTTAGTTTTTGCCATTTAACCACCTTCTGTCACGGGCTGATTAGGATTAACATCTGGGTCAAAGTTACCAAAAAAAGCGTCAGGTTGCCAGAATCGAATACCTTTATCAAAGATACCTTCAATTGCTCTTTTCATATCACCCGGTATTAACCCTTCCAAACTGCATCCAATTGTTTTTACATAGCTATACTTAGGTCTTGCATTAAGAATAGGTGTACCAACTCGGTTAGTCTTATAACCATACATGTCAAAGAACTTATCAATAATAGCGGCGTATTCAGTTCTAATCTGCTTGTGATACCAGCTAAATGTCATTTGTCCAGCTTGATAAATAAGACTTGCGTTATTATTTCCATGCACTTGCGGCGGTCTTCTGCTATGGTCATATAAAGAACCCAATGCGCCAAATGTAGAACCAAGAAGTCCCATACTCGGTGTTGCAGGTTGTACACTACTAAACGCATGTCCAGTATTAGCTCTCGGGTCAACAGTGCCGGGAAGTTGAAGTTGACCAGTAACAACTCCAGCTCCTATATTAGCACCTTGAAAGTTGGGACTCATTCCCTTAGTTGCGATAGCGCCGCCTATAAATGTTGCCCAGCTTGTTACAAGTCCGCCAAAAGTAGCACCAATCATACCAGCATTTTGAGCAAGCCACGCTTTGAAACTATCAATTGTATAACTACACATTGGAAAACCAGTTACAACAATTTCATCATCAAAGTTAGGAAGATTCAAAACGCCATTATAATTAATAGGTGCACAATACATACCGGGTGTCATTGAGCAGTTGCCCCAAATACTGAACACATCATAATCCTGTGCATAAGGGTCAACAAAGTTCTCAAGCTTATACTCAGCAGTGTTACCAGCATTATTAGTAATATAAAGCATATTATAAGGATAGCAAAACAGTTTATTATTCCTCGGTGTATAACTATCAATTGTACCCTTGCGCATTACTCTCATTCTTTTAGGCGCGCACCCGTGCTGATATTCGTCTTCATTAGTAGGGACAAATTCTCTCGGCATCATGAAAATAGCTACAATAGCGTCAGCGTCAGCACTGCCAGCTAATTCATCAAGACCTCTGTTAAGTTCATTGATATAAGATAAATCATCAGTTATAGGAAAGCTATAATACCTAATACCGCTATAATAATCTCCACCGCCATTCTGTCCAAGAAAACCGGGAACAATAACACCGTAGTTTTTAGGAAAGCTGGCATCAGTAACGTCAACGCTACTTGCAAGAATAACAGTTCTTTGATACTCGAATCTATTATTCATGAAGGATAATCCATCTGGGGCTTGCGGGTCTTCCATATAGCAATTTGCCATGTATGCTCTATATGGCCCTGTTTCAAGTCCTTCCTCAAGTGTATGTTCACCAAGCAAATCTGTGACAGTATGTTCTCTTTCAATTAAGCACTGATTAAATCTCCAATCAAACATATAAGTTTGAATCGGGTCAATGTGATAGACGATTGTTACAGTATTATTATTCAAATACTCAGTGCTGTCAATGAAAGCATAGAACCATTTGTCTTCAAAGCTTGTATTCTTGAACGCCATATAATTAGCATTATAAACAGCGGCAATAATCTTATCTTTATATGTCTCACTTGTAATGTCATTTTCAAAGCCAATCTTAATAATACCTCTTGTCATTCTTGTATAGCTATTCTTAGTCAATATAATGGGTCTAAATTCTTCAAGATATTCACGTTGCTGTTCAGCGCTTACAAATAGCACTGTATTCTCCATATTAGGGTCAAATGGAACAGGAGCACCATTCACATCTGTAGTATAGATTTTAACTAAACTATTAGGCTCAATATAACTCATATCCTCACCCCTTCATTAAAATAGGGGAAGATAAGTTTCTTCCCCTATAATTAACACTATTTCTATCTTATACCTTAGCCATACTGACAGCCGCGCCAGCCGCAACAGTCTTGAGATTAACAGTAGCGGTATAAGTAGTATTACCAACCTTACCAGTAACAACAGCGGCAGTAGCATCATCAAGCGCAGTAGCAGGAACAAAGATAGCACCATAAGGCTGGACAGCAATACCAAGCGCAGTAAGCGCTTCGGTCTGCACGAATACCATGTTCTGGTCTGCAATGCTATTAGTCCCATCCGGAATAAGAGTGATAACCTTAGCATAATCGCTCGTATCGACAGCGCTAACAGTGTAAGCAAGCGTAGCAGGGGCGGCAATGTCAGCGCTATCATCCACAAACACAATAGCATTTGCAAACGGGCTAACGCTAATGGTCTTCCACACGTGGTAGAAATAGTTCCACCTCAGGCCGCTGGAAATGAATTTCTCAGCAAACTGGTTAAGGTTATCATAAACTTGAAACCAGTTTTCATCCATAATCAGCGCCTTAACATTTGCCATCAGCGCCAGCTCAGCGGCGGTGATTTCCTCAAGGCCATCACTTTCCTCTCTGATAATGTCAAATCTGTCATTATCAAAAGTGGTAAAATCGTCAATGAGGAACAGAGAGCCCATGAAGTCGGCTTTGCTCATGTTGAACGCGCTTGCAAGTACATCTACATCGAAGTCAGCGTTAAACTGAGCGTCCATGAAGATAACCTGTCTATCCTTCGGAGTGGTAGTCTTAACGGCGGCGGCATTGTAGTCACTACTCATGAAGGGGAGAAGATTACTCTTGCCACGGAAAGCCTTAGCATAGTTATGCATGT